CTCTAGATCGTATAAATAATATTCACTGTTTAGAAAGTTCTTTATACAGTGAAATTTTGGGAGTTGCTGGTTCTGTAGATACTATAGCAGAATTTGATGGTGAACTTGCTGTTATTGATTATAAAACTTCTGCAAAACCAAAACCTCGGGAATGGATAACTGATTATTTTGTTCAAACTATGTTTTATGGAATGGCGTTATATGAGATGACGGGCATTCAAATTAAAAAATTAGTGATTATAATGACCTGTGAAGATGGAGAATGTGTTATTTACGAAGAAAGAGATTTGCAAAAATATATGAAACTTGTAATTCAATATATTAAAAAATTTGTAAACGATAAGTTAGAACAAATTGCTTGACATATAAGGAATAAAAGTTTATAATGAACAAAAGTGAATTAAATTATTGTGCCACTTACGCTTGTCCAATTAATGACCTCTGATTATAATAAAGAATTAGAAAAAGTATTAGAAGAAAAGTTTTACTGTCCCTCAAGATTTGCTCAAGAAGTTGAGAAACTTGTGGTGCAAGAAAGTGTTTCTTATATTGATGCAATAATTACTTTTTGTGAAATCAATAAGATTGATCTAGAATCTGTTCCTAAATTGCTTTCAAAACCACTAAAAGAAAAGATTAAATTTGAAGCAATGGAACTCAACTTTCTCAGAAAAACTTCTAAGGCAAAATTAGTATTTTGAAATTGGAACCATTTGAATCCTATCAAAAATATCTTGCTCTTAAGAATCATTTTTGCAATAATAATTACAATTACTTCACATACCACGGAAAAGTAAAAGCAAATCTTAAATCTTTCTACAAACGAAACGATAGATTTTATTTTGAAAAACTGTCTCGCCAAAAGAGTGATGAAGAAATTATTAATTTTTTTGTTGCCAACTTTGCTTCTTGTGATGATCCTCAGTCACTTTGGATTGGACAAATCATCAAAGAAGGAGAAGAAAATTATACAAACTGGATGCGTAAAACTCAATCACTTTCTTATATCTTTAAGGAAGAAGTAAGTATTCTCAATTCAAAAAACTTTGATGAGATGTTTAGTATTCAAGGTAATAAGCACCCAAAAATTCTAAAAGAATTCTTACAAAAGAAAATATCATTAGAAACTTTAATTATTTTAAATAATATTCTTGAATACACAAAAGAGTTTGATAAAAAACTTCAAGATCCTGTATGGGAATTTGTATCTATGAGAATTCAAAAATACTCTCCATTCCTACATATTGATAGGAATAAATTCAAATCAATTTTAAAGGAGTGTGTAATGTGAGTTTCTTTACTTCAGATATAGTCCGAGCAGAAATGGCTGAAATAGCAATGTTACAGGAAGACATTTACTGTAATGTCTTTACATTTCCTACAATGAATACTGAAGAAAAAAAGTTTCATATTGCACTTCTTGAAAAACTTTTAAATAAACAAAAAGTCTTATATACTCGTCTAAGTTTATCTGATGATCCTGAGGCAATTGAAATGAAAGAGAAAATTATTGAATCCGCAACAATGATGGGTATGCCACCAAATGTTGATATGAATGTCATCTTTAATAATATGAAAGGATTGATTGATATGATGAGAGAGCAACTTGACATTTCAGAAGAGGAAGTGTAGAATGCTTATGGGCTGGATGATCCCTTAAGATAAATCACAAAGGCCAAATCTGTACTGAAATAAAATGTCATTTGAATCACTAAAAAAACAATCTAAACTTGGTTCTCTCACCGATAAACTGGTGAAAGAAGTTGAAAAAATGAATACTGGTGGTGCTGGAGGAACCGATGAACGCTTCTGGAAACCAACTATGGGAAAGGGGGATGTAGGTTCTGCTGTTATCCGATTCCTTCCTGCTCCTGGAGATGAAGATCTTCCTTGGGTGAAGATGTATAATCACGCATTTCAAGGAACTGGTGGTTGGTTGATTGACAACTGTGCCACTACACTAGGTCAAAAGTGTCCAGTGTGTGTATCAAATACTGAACTCTGGAACTCCGGAAACGACCGGGATAAGGATACTGTTCGTCAACGGAAGCGTAAACTATCATATTACTCAAACATCTATGTAGTCAAAGATCCTGCAAATCCAGAAAACGAAGGCAAGATTTTCCTCTTTAAATTTGGTAAGAAAATCTTTGATAAGATTCTGAACTCAATGCAACCAGAATTTGAAGATGAAGCACCAGTTAATCCTTTTGATTTTTGGCAAGGTGCAAACTTCCGTCTTAAGATTCGTAAGGTAGAAGGTTATTGGAACTACGACAAATCGGAGTTTGATTCACCCGAACCTCTTCTAGACGATGATGATGCTATGGAAGCAATCTGGAAGAAAGAATATTCACTTTCTGCGATTGTTGCTCCAGATCAATTCAAGTCTTATGATGAACTTGAAAAGCGTTTGAATTCTGTTCTTGGTATCGGTAAAGTTGCTCCTAAGACATCTACTGCTGATGAAGAAGAGCATTACGAATCTTATGCCCCAAAGCAAAACATTGAAGAAAATGTGATGCAGGAACTTGAGGAATCTTATCGTAAGAGTAAGAGTGTAGAACTTCCTAAAATCACTTCTGATGATGACGATGGAGATGAGGCGCTTTCGTATTTCAGTAAACTGGCAAATTCCTGATTACTGATATATCCTAATATTATCTCCTCTTTTCAAGGTTCTGGACACATACTGCTCAGAACCTTGTTTATATGGCATAATAGATTCAATATCATTAAATACAATACCCAAATAATCTGGTTTTAATATAAAAATATTTCTTTTTTCTTCTTGAATTTTATTTTCATATTCATAATTTGTAATTGGTATTGCAATATTTGATTTAATTACTTCATTTTTTAATCCAGCATCATAATAAGTTAATGAAAAATCTTGAGTAATTTGAAGTCCTTTTGGAAGAACAGTAATTCCTAAAGTATTTTTTATTTCTGGACTTTCAAAATGATGAACAACACTATAAATTCTATTATATGTATTTTCGTCAGATTCACTTCCTACCTTATACTTTTTAATTAAAAATCTATCAAACCCGCTTTGAGGTAAAGGCCACTCAGTTTTTATACTAAGAATATTATTAGACAATAATATAATCCAATCTAGAGTTTCATCATTGTAAATTTTATAAGCAACATTATCAGGTCTTTCATCTCCAATTATACTATACTTAGTAAAAAAGTTTAGATTTCCAAAAATTTCTTCTCTTAATTTTCCTCTTTTAAATAAGTTTTTTACAGTAGTATAATCTGAAATATTTTTAGGTTCTGGTGCCCTAGTCACATAATCAAAATTTGGAACATTTTCAAAGTACGGTCTTGTCATCTTTAATATCCTATTGAATTATCAGGAAGTGCATCATACTCATCTTGATAAATTGCTTGTAATTCCTCAAAAGTTAAATTGATAACATATGAAACCATGCTACCATCCCCATTAAATGTCATATAAGAACCAGTCGGTGTATAATCAACTTGAAAATTGGTAAGAGCACAAGTTTTAATTTTATTAATATATGGGTGATCACTATCTCGATCTTTATACCTGTATTGTATATCAAATACATTTGGAGTTAATAGAAACAATTCTGCAGGAGTTCTTCTTACTGCCATTCCTTTTTTAAAAAATTTTATGATTTTTTGAATTTCATCTGTATCATCTTTTTCTCTTGCTGATAATTGAAATCTATAATTAAAAGTTCTTAATAAGGGTGAATTGAAAAGTAATTCTATATTTGGATTTAAAATTGCACCAGTAGTTCTTGCTATAACATTTTTTCCTATTGCTGCACTTACAAATCCGGCAATAAGTGCGTTATTTATATTAGATCCTTCAGATCCTAATGCACCCACTATTTTATCAATCACATCTTGTCCACCAGTAATTCCACTCTCTATAGTTAGCTTAGAAAGATCTAAAGCTGCCAATTCTATAGGATTTATAGTTTCTTGTTGCCAATCTACCGAATTTGAATCAGTTATTGTTGGTTGAATAGGTAGTGTTACTGATCCTAATATTATCCCATTTTGTTGCACACTTCCAATTCTACCAACGGCAGTAGTTCTTCCAGAGGCGGGAGGAGTATATTCCCTTTGAGTAAATTTTATTACATCTTGGTAATTATTTGGTTCTTCTCCGCGATTCATGTTATGTGGATATCTCAAATCTCGTAATGAACCACTTCTTTGTGGATTTCTTGGTCTTATTGTAATATTTGTTGCGTCTATTGGTAAACTTGATGTTGGAGGTGGTGCTCCGGATGCTTGAGTTGGTGATGCTATAGGTGATGGTTGTGATGTTTGGTTTATTATTATATCTTTAGTTCTTTTAGTCAAATTTGTTTGTAGTGAATTTTTAAATAGTTTTGTAGTTCTATTTGGATCCCAGTTGTTAATTTGATTTGGTCCTGATTGTACCGATACCATTTCTTGAATATTGTTATATTGTATTTTTCTTCCTGTGGCATTTGTATATTGATACGTTACATTTCCAGATATATCAATAGCATACTCCATATTTTTTACAATTTCGTCAGTAACAGTTGTACTTAGTTTTTCATAACCACTAGGATTGGTTGGTGTTATTGTTGTTAATCTTCTGTCTACTGTAGTTCCATAATTTCCTATTGGTGGATTTTGTGACAAAGACCATGGAGTTGGAGTATTTGACATCAGA